TCAGCTCACTGATTTTATCCCCGGCTCCTTTCACATAAGCTCCCTTAATTACAAACCCGTTCAAAGACTCTATACCGGATGATGCAACAGTCATATAAATCTCAACAGCATCAGTATTCCTAATCTGGATACCATTACCGGATTCATACCAGTTCCATTCTACCTTATTTTTTGCGGAATCTCTGAACTTGAATGTAATACCATAACCATTCATTTTCACTTGTTTTCCGGAGGCTTCATACATTGTTAAAACTGCGCCTCTTTTAATAAGAGTACTCACCTCAGTATTACGTTTATAAGAAGAGTTATCATTATGAGTCAATGATGATCCTTCTCCCGTCCACTGGCCTGTTACCCACGATTGGATATTAAGCTTGATATATCCGGTATCACCACCATTCAAGGAACTTTCCAATTCAGCTATTTCCGCTGTCAGGCTCTTGCGTGTTTGGGGATTGACCACCGCATCATAGATGGTAGCTGGGAATATGGCTTGACCACCCTTGGTTAACTTGTGCATTTTTGCCATAATATCTCCTGTTTTTAGCCTAAGTTCCGCCGGAACTTGGGCTGTTGTTATTTTATGTAATTATTTATTAACTATTAAAATCACTCAGCACATCATCATACTCCTTATCTGACAGAGATACGCTCTGCACCGCATTGTATGCGGCATAATCCGGATAGGGCATGATCTCCGCTGTGCTCTCATCCGTCTTCCCGGTAGTCAGCACAATCCCTGTATCTTCAATAGATACAAGGTTGCAGATGCCATCCTGAAAGTCGGAATCGGATATGAAGTATTCACGTTTTACCTTCAGCATACCGGGAGAAAAACAGGGGTTGTCGAAAGCGACAAGCAGGTTGCCATCTTCCATGCGGCTGCAACCGACATACTCTTGTCCGTCAAAGGAGGCTATGAACTTTCCCTTGAACGGATTGAAGTAAGTAAACCGGAAGGGAGTATTCACATCTCCATTCAAGCTCTTTTCTACGATTTTAAAATCAGACTGATAATTAATTTTCATAACTATAATATTGATGTTACATCGTCTATCTCCTCGGCTGTCAGGTAGCTGGATAAGTCAACACTTCTGCCACCTCCTGTCGTGCCAGTGGCACTCCATGTTCCCTTTGTTTTGCATTGATATATAGGACCCGGTATGGTGTCACCCACAACAGCCCAGTCACCTACAACAGGAGATGGAACAGCCGCTTTCAGCGATTCAAGAGTAGAGAACAACCCCTTGTTGCGGATGCCGTTCTGCTTGACCTTTTCCACTTCGGTAGAAGTCTTGCTAAAGTTGTTGTTAAGACGGTCTGCCGCCTCACTCCAAGTTCCCGTTTTGTTAATAGTATTCAGTTCCATATCACTTCATTTTATTTGGGCAACATGTTCTGATCCCATACAATCTCAGAACCTTTAACCATAATTATGCGTCCTCCCATTATCTGGGTCTGATATATATAACCGTCACTTCCTTTTTGCTCGACAACCATACTGTCCGGGCGGAAATATAATACATCACTATTGGAAGGGTCATTCATAAAAATACGGGGAACCATACCGTTCAATCCATATTGAAGAGATATGTCCAAAAGCGAATTACCATCATCATCATGAATATCAATTGACGGTCTTCCATATTCATCTTCAGGAAATATGGTTATCTCATAACCTGACGGTGAGGAAACCTTCACTTTCCCGACAAATTCAGGATTTCCATCTGCATCCCATTTGATGTTCCCATTGGCAAGCTGCCCGGAACCATCCTCATTCAACAGTATCTTGCCATTGGCTATTTCAACTTTTCCCCGGAAATATCCACCCAAAGCATAGATATATCCTCTCAAGAATACATCACCGCCATGAGTGGCAACGAAGTTTGCCATGTTCGCCCATTCCGCATCCGTAGGCTGGTAATTAGGATCATTACGGAACCTCATCACGGTAAGAATCGCCTGTTCAAGTTTTCCTCCTGCCCAAAATGCCACATCATCATCATCATTGTATATGCCGCTAACTCCGGCTGTGACCTTCTGTAACTTGCCATTCTTGTAATTACCCAGTTGGATCATATTGGCAAGAATCAGACCACCAAGGATATCCACAGAACCATCCTTGATCGCACTGGCGATATAATTGATTGACTGAAAACCGGCTGTTGCCTTGTCGTTATCCAAAATGGACGGTTTCCAGTCAGTAGCGATGGTCCCTCTTTCTAACTGAAGGTCACAAACGGTTGCGGTACCACTGATGAGAAATATACCACTGCCATTGAAGGTAATCTTATGGGTATATCTTTGATAAGAGGATGTGAGAGGTTGAGAAACACTGAAAGAGCCGCACGAAACAGCCACAGACGTACCCTTTGCTTTATAACTGATAACATAACTTTCCCCTTTGATTAATGATACGGACTGGGACAAACTACCGATTGCAGCAGAGTACCCGGAGCCGGCATCACTGTCCGCAGATACGGTAGCTACACCCGTCCAATATTCCAATTGCTTGCTAAAAAGCTCGGTATCCGCCGATAACTCGGTAGCGGCAGACAGGTCCTCTGTCTCATAATCTCCTGTAAACCCGGAATTGCGCAACAGATTGACACTTCCGACAGCCGCATTGTCTATCGCATCCTTGGCCTCTTGGGCAAGATCAGCCGCCGCCTGTATCTCATCCGGCAAGCCTTCCATGTTACGCCATCCGGTGGAACCCTGCTCGATATGGAACATACCCTTGATATCAACACCTTTATCCTGAGTATATTCCATGTAAGTGGTCCGATCCTTGTCACCAATGTACGTATCTCCATACACCTTCATCCGGGCCTTGCCGGTAGATTTGTCAAAATCAAAAGAAATGACATCTTTCCCGGTCAAGGTAAAATCATTAATACCCTGATACATGATGATGGACGGAGAAACTTCGTTCACCGAAGAGAGAATTATCGCCGCCTGTCGGGTCATATCGGTCTTATGACCTAACCCCACGATATCATCACCTGCCACCGGAACATCGTTCTCGACATTAGGATCACATACGGTCTTGGACAAGTCTATATAGTTCTCACCCACTGCTGTGACCAACCGCCAGTAATAGCGGTTGCCGACATGATGAGAAACGCCTGTCTTGATATTGCACTCCTGGGCTATGGCAAGAGATCCCGGAGTAAACTGGTTCTCTATCTCAATTCCGTCTTCCTCTTCCTTGAAATAACAACGGTAAACATCATCCAACTCATCTACACGGTTGCATTTCATACCTGCATGGGAAATCACCTGCTCGCCACCCACATACGTTTTCTTCTTGACCTCAAGTTCATCAAAAACGGCTTTGACCTTGACATACAGATAATCGACAACAGCCTGTGACATACCGTTTTCAAGTACAGTGATTCCACTACCGTTCTTACCAATCAAAAGACCTTTTAAGAAAGTGATCAGACCGTTGGCGGTATCGTTATTTATCTTTGAGATAAAATAACGGGATATTCTGCCAAGAATATCTGACACGTTGAGAGAGGCACCCATCCTCTCACCTATGATATCCCCGGCTATCTCTGTAATCGTACTTCTCAAAGCGGAAACATTGGCGGACAACTTATCTGTTAGCTCCACGGATATATCATACAGGCAATTTTTATCCGCCTTACAAGTAAATGAGTTCACATACATGAAGTATTCCTTATCATTATACTTTATGTATATACGCGAGTTCTCATTCAACAGACCAGCTAACATGCTGTTTTCTGCAAGGAAGACACGTGAGAAACTTACGGAAAAAGAGAACTTCTCATCGTTGTTTTCAGACATATACTTTATCAACGCCTCATCTAATCTTTTCTCGGCAGCAAGCACAAGAGATTTCGGCATTTTAATACCTGTAATCACAAACTTATCCCCAACAGAAGGTTTATAGTTATTTGTGGCATTAGGCATAACAACCCCGAAAGTTGTATTGTCCTTTTTTACAGCAATCCAAACCTCATTTGTAGAAGTGTTTTGTTGGCTTTCTACATATTGGGATGTTTGTGAAGTAACCTTCTGTTCAAAATCTCCTGCCGGCAAGTTCCCGGAAGAATCCACCAATACAGGATTGAATGCCCTTCCCGGTTCATTGTCCTTATAGGTAACTCCTATTTCAAACTCGCAAGCAGCACAATTACCCGTAGTCATATTGATTACAGCCGTACCACCTTCCAAACCTTGTTCGAACAGGTTAAAACCGTAATCCCCATTATATATATGTAATTTTATGTAGAAATAAGAATGTACATACTCATCCGTGCCATTGAATATATTATTCCCTTCTCCTGTTCCGAGTTCGTCACTATCGTTAGCATCAAAAGCAATATCCGCAATCTCACCAAATAACTGTCCCGAAGCGTTTGTTACATTTTCTATGGTAGGCTTTATATCGCTGAAATCTACCTTTATCTCTTTTACTTTCTTAGAAGAATATGTATTTTTGAAAGAATAGTAATCATTTGTACCGGGTATCTTATACGTGTCGTTAAGCGCATTGTAGAATCTTTCCGCTCCATTTGTTTGTCTGTAAATGGAAGGCATAAGGTTTTGCGTGCGTTCTATAGTACCTTTTTCATCATCATTCGGATAGTAGAAAGGAATGTTGTCAGAACTTCCAACACCAGTAACGCGATTAACGATCTTATAATTGGCGTTTGTCTTTTTAATTGATACAAGCCCTTTCTTGTACTCGAAGGGAGTAGAAATTACATTCTCTGTATATCCTATGTGACAAACCTTACCTACAAAGTAATAAGGAAGTTCGTATATGGTATATATGGACTGTAACGCTTCTGCAAGGTACACACTGTCAAGAGAAACAAGTTTGCTTTCAGAAGTAATATCTTCATCAATCACTACCGAATATCCGATACCCGATTTTGCCATTGAAGCGTTAAGGCGACCAACAAACTCGTTTATATCCCCCATGAACTTGACGGAAGTGGAATTGGAGTGATACGTGTCTTCTCCGGCTGTCACCACGTCCATGAAATATACGTTCTCCAGCACGATACGTTCTGAAACGAATTGAAGCTCATGCTTGTACATGATACTCTTGTTGTCCTTTGAGGATGTAGGCACTTGGTCAATATAATATTTTTCCCCCCTAAACTCAACAAATTCTTCTCCTGTCCATAGTTCGTCTAAGCATGAAGGATAGTTCAGTGTTGCGGTCAGTGTGGGAGTCCCTGCCATACGCTGTGCCGTATAGGTATACTCACCTAATTTTGCAGGTGTATCAGCATTCGGGAACTTTACTTTACTTCCTTGCGTGTCAAGTTTTAATATGTACAGACTTTCCTTTTCCATTTATTCTTTTACCACATCAATTTGTTCCGTAACTCCTTTATTCTTTTTTTGCTGTTTCTCCAACAGCTTTTGAGCCTCTTCCTTCTCCTTTGCTATACGTTGTTCTTCATCGGGAACGGATTCGGTGTTTTTCTCAATGGCTGTTTTTGTGGAAAGAATGCCGGCTTGCTTCATTGAGATAAGTATGTTGTTATATTCCGTTGCGCTAAATGGTTGCCAAATCTTGAACTTACAGCTAACACGAAGCTTGGCAAATTCTGTAACGGCATTTACGTTCTCGCCTTTTTTCACCAATTCTTTGGCCAATCCCTCCTTGAACAGGCGCATCATCTTGTCTGCAAAATTCTGCCATTCAATCACACCTTGCTGAGCGTTTTTCAAGTCCAAGTCGCGGGTCAATGTGATAGCCAACCCGCTAATATCGCCACTTGACTTTACATCTTTCGGCAAAAGGAAAGTGCAGGAGGTATTTATCTGTATCTTCTCAAACAAATCTTGCAGACTATCAAGCATCCCTTGCGGACTTGGAGGCGCTTTGAACTCCGCACTTCCGTTTCCATCCATTGACTTGTCCTGCAAAATGATACTCCCGGCAAGTTTCTTTGTCGTTTCTGACAAATTGCCTTTGATATACAGAATACCCCAGCCGTTCCGTTTCTGAATGACAAAGAAAATGTTGTAGATAATCTCGTAAATCTCGATAAGGCTCTGACCGTTGTTCCACGCCACATTACCGCGTTTGGTACACAATGGTATCTCGCTGAAACCGTGCAATATAGGAAGTTCTCTTACAAAACCGTCCTCGCCTGCTTCTTCACCGTCTATCGGTGTGTGCATACGGTACATGTAGGTATCATCGTAGCTGTCAATGTATTCCACACCGTTTTCATCGGCATAGTAGACACTTTCAAGAAGCCTGTCACCGTTGTTGTCATTATGCGATATGATTACATATCCGTCTTCATAACTTATCAGGCGGCACTTGATACGTCCTTTATAGTCATAATAAAACAGAAGTCCTGCATCGCCTGTTGCAAGTTGCGAACGGACTGCCTTTGTACGCCATCCATCCATATTCCTGTCTACCCAATACTCCTTGATTGTGGAATAGTTAGCTTTATCTTTCTCGGAAGGAGTGCCACCTCTCAAAGACAATGTACAGGGATTCCCGCAAAGATAGATTACGTGGCTCGCCAGTATCTGTTCTTGGAAAGCCAATGCCGTGCGCTGGAACTTGATTTCCTGATATCCCCCATCTTCTAACTTCACGCAAATGCTCGGCAAGTTTTGATCAAATAATACCTCATGGCTCATCGGGTCAAGTTCTTTCAGAAACTTTTCCTGCGAAACGATATTCTTTTTTACATTCGGAAGCCTTGCCGTGCGTGTATCGGTAATGGCTGCGGACTGACCGTCGGAATCGTCGTTTGTAGAGCAAGTGTCACTTCCTCTGAAAAACGGTTTCTTCTGCAACAAGGCATTTACGTTCCGCAATAGATATGTTTTTTTCTCTTCCCGTGTCATTTTTCCGCATCAATTAGGTTGTAATACTTCATGCAGGCTTCCTTGCTCGGCATTGCAGAACACTCTCTCGAAGTCCATTTGCAGATAATGTCGTGCTTCTGCGGAACAACGATTATTCGCTTCTGCCCCTCTTCCTCTTCAATATTGAATTTATCGTTCAGCTTCACGCGTGCATCCAACACGACCTTACTTGCTTTGATAAAAGTGTCTGAATCTCCACTTGCTTTCGCATCGTCAGCAATCTGTTTCATCTCCGATATTTCTTTCAGCAACGCTTCTCGGTTCTCATCTTTAGATATGGTAGTGATAGCACCGATGCCGAAAGGTTTCAGTTTCTCGGCAAGCATGGATAACACCTTGTTTGAAGGCTTTTCATCTTCTTGGTAAGCAACCTTTGCAGCAAGAGCCTTATCTACGAAAGAATCACACATTACCAAATAGGCAACATCTCTTACCCTTGCTTCAATTCCTTCTGTTTTAAGGGAATTGAGAATATCCTTTATATCATTGTAACTAATCATTTCCTAACCTAATACCATAAATGTTCATCGTAAATACTTCCTTCTGTCTGTGCATGGAACGCTTGTTTGGTTTCTTCTTCGTGATTGTAATACCCTGCTTGAATCTCATTCCCGTATTCGATGTTAGCGCACGGAAGCATTCTCATAGCGCATGGGTCTAACAAGTCCATCGACCTGCCTTTCCCTAACATCTGATTCATTTTCTTCTTGTTCCAAAGCCGTTTCTTCCCGCTCTGCATATCGTCAAATCGCACAACGGAACATTCTTCCATAAACTCGTTCTCAACCGTCACTTTGTATTTCAAATTTTGATGAGTGTAAGTCTGAACGGCAAGTTTATCGTCAAATGTCAAGTTACCTTCCTCTATCATCTTGCATAATCTGATATAGCACATATCCTTGACTGTCATTGCGGTAAGTTGGTAAAGCCCGAAAGGTTTATTTAGTGAGATATAAGGTACTGCATCGGGAATGTAATCATTAAAATACCGTCCGGCAGTCGCGTCAAAAATAATATGGCTTTCGGCTGTTCCATGCTCAAATGCAAATGTCTTCACTGCCATAGCGTTTTCTCTCGGAGTGGACTTGCTAAGAATGAGAATGTCGTATGCGTGAAATCCATCCCATGCAAGTGCAACAAGGTTGTCTGTGCCATAATCCGCCAAATCCACGGTAATCCATTTATCACCGTTCACGGCAGGGTTATTGTTGAATACTCCTTGTGCGGAAGTGGAAGGGACAGGAATCTTTTCGTCAGAATCTGGGTCTGCATTATAGTTTACACCGATAAGCCCAGCAGCAGAGCGTGTACCAGAAGCGGCAACTGAACCAACGTATCCTGCATTGCCTCCCATTAGAGCTTCATTTTCATCAACTGTGCCCTCGTATAGGGTAAACGATTTGATAAAGTCTTGATATTTCGCTTTACCTTTCAAGTCTTTAATCAAACTGTCTATCTGTATCTTGCACTTGGCGTAAACTTCTTCTTTTGAATCTCCCCAAATCACATCATCAACGGTAGATCCAGCAACAAAAAAGAATCTGACTTTCCCTATTCTATCAGGGATACCCTTCCCGTCAACTCCAACATACCAATCTATGAATCTTCTCGTCCAATGGGCGCGTTTAGGATTGAATGTCGCACGAAATTTCCCTGTGAATGTCTTGCTTTTTCCACGATTACGGGATTGAATGTACGTAAATACCTCCCAAGGCATTTCGGTAAGCTCATCAATGGCAATCGCATCGTACTGCCATCCTTTCGCACGCTCCCTCATTCTGTCTATATTCGTTGGGTCTATATAAGTCAAATCGCAGTACGCTCCACTTTGGAATGATATACGTGGTGTGTCTGCCTCTTTAACTTTTACATATTCTCCGAATATGTCCTTGAATGTATCAACAAATCCTCCTCCTGCTTTTTGGTTCCCAAGGCTTCTGCGACTTATTAAACATCTAAAATCAGGGTCAAGCATTAACGGTTCAGCGAATCCAAGAACAAGAGAGTATGACTTCCCGTTTCCGACCCCACCGGCACCGAAACATATATCCACGTTCGTTGAAGCAAAGTAGGTTTGGAAACCTGGGAAAGGCTTCTTCACTATCGCATTATGTACTTCTTGCTCTTTCATCAAAAGCAAAAATACCTCTTAATAATAAGGTAATATATACTTAAACCAATGTCTATTTATCATAGTGATAAATACAGTGATTTTTTTATAGTTATACCTTTTTATTAAAGCATTACTTTCGCACATAATCATTATAAAACATATAGTGTATGAAGTTTACGAAAGAACAGTTTTCAGAAGCACTGAAAGCAGGAATCACCAACAACGGCAAGAAAAACTTGGCGATGAGTGAGAGAAGTTTCAACGGCAAGGTGGAAAGAATCTACAAGCGGTTGGAGAAAGCGAGTGGTAATGACGAGTTGGAATTGGATGATGCGGTTGCCGATTATCTGGAGGACTTCCAAGAGGATGACAACAACATCAGGAACGACAATTCAAAATTCGTAAAGGAGTGGGAAAAGAATCACCCCGCAAAGGATGATGGCAAGGATAACAAAGGAGACGAAAGCAAACTGGATAAGTTGCTCAAAGAACTCCAAGACTTGAAATCAGAACGTGAGGAAGAGAAAAGAGCCAAAACTATCTCCGAAAAACGCAATCAACTCAAATCAGCCTTAAAAGGGAAAGAAGTCAAGAACGAGGATTGGATTAACGACCAGCTCGAATTGATTCACATTGATTCTGAAACAGATGTTGATGCTCTCACAGAAAGACTGGTCAAGAGCTACAATAAGTTTAATGCTAACACTCCACCCGACATCACTCCAGGCGGCACGGGAGGCGGTAAGGAAAAGACCGATGACTTTGCCGATGTGGTTGCTGTCGTAAAGAAGCAGTCGCACAGAGAAGAAAAATAATAATCATTTAAACCAAAAAGAAAATGTCAGATTTCTATCAGCAAATCCTATTGAACAGTGGCTACCTTCCCGGTAGAGCATTGGTTCAGGCTCGCGGAAGCATTGGTGGCCATCGCTATGTCTTCGTGAAGTTACAGATGAGCGGGAAGGACGCACTTGTATTTCCTACCAGTGGTGGAATTGTTAAAAACCCATTCAAAGGTAATGCAAGAGCTTTTGCCGGAACGCTCGCTGAATATATTCCCAGTAATGGTTCTAATGGAAGCGAAATACGTATCCTAAAATCGTATGCGGTTGCAAAAGCTACAACTGAATCTACAGACACAGATATTTACCTGAAAAGAGACGGATATTCTCTTATCCCATTCGTAGGAGATATCCTTATGGTAGCACCTTCTACATTGACAGGAAAAGGCACAGCGGTAACAGTTACAGCCGTTGAAAAAGCAACTGACGGAACGGTTGGCGATGTTTGGAAAGTTACATTGAGCGCAACCCTCGGATCATTAACAACTTCATCTGTTCTTGTTGAAGCGAAAGAAGCAGGCTCTGGTAAAGAAGCTATGGTCACTAATCCTAACTCATACCTTCCCTGCGACTTTGATTTTGTTTTTGACCCGGCTACATCCGAAGATGATTTCGATGGTGCAAGATACCTTATCACTCCTGCATTGGCATTAGGAGATGTATTCCTCTACGAAGACCGTATGCAACCTCTTTCGGCTGCATTAAAAGCTTTGAACAAGAGCAAGGTTAAGGGTTGGTTTAACATTTAAAATTGACGAGACTATGCCTAAATTTGATTTTAATAACAGCAGATATGCAAGATTCTTTTCTGACAAGACCAATCAACGTTTCTTGCAATCCTTTGTCAATACAGAAGGTCTGCTATACACTAATTATGGTTGGTACAAGACCCAAGGTGTAAAAGCTGGTGCTCCCACACCTACCGCCCCTAATGGCATTGCTACTTTTTCTGTGAAAGGACGTGACTTGAAAGCCGCTCCTTTGATGGATTTGCGTGCACCTCTTGGTGACAGTAATCAAATGGATAAGGAAGGCCTGTACTGGTACACCGCATCCATTCCTGATTTTATCGCTCCCGGTTTCGTTGAAACAGCTATGGAACGTGAAGCAAAAGAACAACAGTTTGAGTTGTTTGGAAACGATGCCGATTTGGTAGCCGCTTGGGTACATACATTACAGTCACAGCTTGATAGTGCGGACGCAACCATGAACTTCATGACTGCACAGTTAATGTCTAAAGGTAATATTGACTACCGCAATATCGCACGTGGTATTCAAATTCCGTTGCACAAGGCTGACATTCCGAGTGAAAATTTCACCAAAGCAGGAACCAAGGTGTGGACTGACGCTGAATGCAAGATTCTGAGCCAAATGGCAGAAAAGGAGAAAAAATTTCGTGAAAAATGGGGATATGAAGGTGCAATGGAATGGCAGGTTACGCGCAAGATGTTTTACGAAGTAATGCTGCAAAATGCCGAAGTTAAGGAATTGATTGAAAGTTTCAAGAAAAATCCTTTAGCTTACATCGCAACAACCGCTACTGCGCCTACTACACGTGAATTGTTCTTAGCAGCTTTCCGTGATTATCCCGGTGTATCTCCAATTGAAATTGTAGAAGAGCGTGAGCGTAATCTTACCAATACCGGAGACACATTCGTGCAAGGTTGGGATGATAAGATTGCAGTTATCCGTCCTGCCGGATATGCTTGTGAGTTTGAATACACCAATAACTTAGACAAACAGATGTTTGACAAATATGGTTCAAGCGTAATAACCAAGATTTTTGCTCAAGCTAATGATGGTCTCTGCACGATTGTGAATACAACGACAAACAACGGGCTGTATAAGGAATGGCATACGGATGTGATGATGTCGGCTTGTCCTGCACTGAAAACATTCCGCAATCACGTCATTGTAGACACAAGTCAGGCAGACAATTAATGTACAACACATTGCAGCAGTAGCAGTTATGGAAAAATCATTTGACCCGATAGCATACCTCAATGGGCTTACGAGATTTGTCTTTGAAGATGATGCGCTTGAAAATATCGCATACGAAAACGGTTTGATGTTTATTTCAGACCGTTCCGAAATAGACGAATACACTAAAGACCATTGCCTTATCGCACTATATGAGCTTGTCATTAACGGTCCGTGGTCTGTGGCTTCATCATCACTCCAGCATGGCAGTTATAGACAGGACGTAGGCAGTGAAACGGTAACGGCTCCCATAATCCAAAACCTGAAAGACCGTCTGAAAGCACTGTACAAAAAGTATGGTGAAGAAGAAGCGTTGGAAAACATGGATTCTGGTAGTATGAGTTGGGTCAATGAAAATTCATTAGATGTATAGCTTATGCGTCTCAAAAGAAAAGCAATAGCAGAATATCCGTTTCATGGCACATTCTACACCGTGATAACGAATAAGCCGGAAGACGGGGACCTTCTCGGTGACGGTGACTTGCTTGGGAATGAAAAGACGGATAGTTCTCCCGAAGTTCCCACTTCGGGAGAGACCATCCTTCTTGAAACTGAATGTGACATACAGCAGGCTGCAAAGCTGATTAATTCTGGTACTATCATGGCGGACTATAAAGTATTTTTCCCGTGCAAAGTTGGTGAGAAGCTACCTATACGTTTCAATACCAATTTTAAATGCGAGGATTATGCAATACCAATCCAAGGCAGGGTTATAGGGCTTGAATATAGTCAACTTGGTGGTTGCTCGGTTGATATTAAAATGAGCGAAGTGTAAGATATGGCAAAGAAGGTTAAGACAGATTCATTGAATAAACTTATAAAGTTCTTATCAGAAGAAGCTGACAAAATAATTGCAGAAGAATTGAATAGGGTTAATTATAAAAATGATACAGACAACCTTCATGATAGCTACGGATGGGGAATATATGTTAATGGCAAACTATCCAAAAGCGGTTATCAAACGAAATACGCGTTAGCCCCAAGAATTTGGGAGAGAGAGCCGCTATACGGACGTGATGCGATAACGGATTTTCTTGAACGTAAATATAAGCCCCATGATGGAATTGACCTTGTGATAGTAGTCGCAATGCCATACGGACAAATATTACAGGAAAAGTACAAATATGAGGTAATCGCCATTGCTCAAAACCAACTCAAAGCATTAAGCAACAGGATTAAAGGTTCAACTTTTGGAATTATAAAGAACGGTAAATACTGATTATATGGATAGCAAATACAAAACAACATCAAAAGTGGAAAACTTTTTTTCCATGCTGTTGACAAAAGCGGCTATATCCGATAACCTGTTCATCGGGAATATGCCTGCCACTGTTGAAAGCAATTGGAAAGAAATGGTGCTTGTTGATGTGCTTTCCATGAAAGATTACGGAGCTTATGCCAAAGGTTCTGCCAACGTGTTCTTGTACGCAAAATCAGTTGACAGTCACGGCACGAAGCCCGTGAAGGAGCTGTACAAAATGGAACTTGCGCTTGACAAGGCTATTGAATCATGCAAAGCCCCCCATTATGTGATTGATGTAAATTTCCGTGATGCAGATTATGACCAAAATAGAAACTACTACTACAACGTGATAAATATAGAAGTGACAATAAGGTAAACAGATTATTAACAGGATAACATTTTTTAATTATGGCAGTAAACAATACTGGCGCAACAGCCAAAAAATTTATCAAACCTTCTTACATCGTGGCAACTCTGTTCACTGGTACTGAAGAAGACGACGTGCCAAAGGGTGACTCTTACATTCTTGAAGATGTAGTTGAAGACACCACTTCAATCGCTCAAGACGATAATGATGTAAACGACATCGAGTGTGAAACTTCCGATAGTCCTATTCTTTCCATCGTGAAACTCGGCAAATACCAATTTACAGCTGAAGTTGCAGATACACAAAAAGATCTGCTAATCGCTCTCATGGGATTTACGGCTGGGACTACTGTCTCTACCAAATACTTTGCTCCTGCTCAATACAAGAAATTGTATGCAAAGATTGACGTAGTGTTTGAGGAAGGGGAAACGATGACAGCATTTGTGGTTCCAAAATTACAACTTAATTCCAAGCTAATGCTTGAATCATTAAACTCCAATATTGGACGTATCAGTCTTGCAGGAACAGCGTATGATGCAAATGTCGCCGATGGAGCAAAGACTATCAGAACTCCGTTTTATGTGGATTCCGCTTATACCCTACCATTGGCAGAATAACCCATAATAGATAAGAAGATTGTTTTACAGGGCGGTAGGCTGGATATGCCGCCGCCCTTCATGCTTATAATCATGGCAGTATATAGAGCAAAGAAAAAAGATACACAACCAAAGAAAGACGCTGTAACAGCTCATACTCCTGTATCCAATGAATCAATGGAGCGTTTGGCAAGGATAATGAACGACAGCCCAAGTATTATGAAACTCCACGGTACGGAGTGGTGTATCAAAGGATTAAAGCCCGGTGTTCAATGGCTCATAGCCGAACAAGCGTGCCGGATCGTCAAAGGAGAGAAACTGAGCATGGGAGATGTTATCAAGGAGTTTGCAGTAAATCTACCAGCAGTGGCACATGTAATAACGCTTGCACTTCTCAATGACAAGGACAGGATATTCTCTGATTATGAGAAAAAAGAACTATCAGATGACTATCACAAGGTCTTTGACCTTTTGATGTGGAGAGATTACGACATAAAGGACTGGGCATTATTGCTCGGTGAAATCCTTAACCTCATAAGCACGGATTTTTTTTTCGAGAGTATCAATGTGATTCAGACCGTGAGGGAAATGACACTAGCGAGGAAGATGAAGAAAACGGAACAAAGCTGATAATATCTCGTACCGAATGGGGGCAGATGATTGATTTTCTGCGCTCCAACACTTGGTGCTCTCGTGAAGAATATTTATGGGGAATGACGGTTGGGCAGGTGCGGTTAAGCTCGTTTGATTTTTCCCATGTAGAATACGGAAACAAGGACAAGAAAAAGAAGAAGGTCAGCAAGATAGGTTCGGTTGACGATTTGAAGAATTTGAATGATTTGGGATTACCAATAATCAATAAAGGATAACGATATGACAAATAACGAAGCAGGGGCATTCCTCAACATAACACCCGATGTATTAAAGAAATTGGACAGTTTCGATGAGAAGTTGGAGAAGATAGAGAAGCACGCACATACGGCTGCGGATGCGTTGAAAAACGGGTTTGGCAGTGTGGTAGTAGATACAAGCAAGTTAGAGAATGCTATCACTTCGTTAGCCAGCAAGATAAGTGCGCTGAATACGGCAGAAAAAGTATTTGACAATATAGGAGATTCTGCTCAACAATCAAGCGTGAGAGTTGAAGGTATGTCTTCATCTATTAGCAGCATGGCGCAAACACTCAACCAACTTAAATTCTCTAATTTCTCTATTGAAACATTTTCACCTGAGAATGTTGCTAAAATGCGTGAATCCGTCAGTCAAATAAAGTCTCAACTAAAAAATAACACCTCTCTTTCTGATAGCGACAAGTCTGCTCTCTCTAAAGAAAAGGCTATGTACGAAGAAAAGCTAAAAGAGTATCAGTCGTTCATCAATATAAAAAACAAGATAGCAGCTAATGCAAATGCGGAAGAGTTGAGACAACAGCAAACCACTTATAGGAAAATGACAAATGTCATGGAATCCTATATGAAAAAGGTTGAAGAACAAAAACAGCGTTACGAAAGCGCAATGAAGAGTATGGCTGATTATGCGGCACAATCTCCAGCACAACGCACATCTGCTATAAACAACACTCTTAGTTTCTCCGCCAATGCAAAAACACTGCAAGACGATGTAGCGGCAATCAAGTCGCTAAAAGAAGCAAGGTTGCAACTTGACAAAACAGACAAAAACTATCAGGCTACATTAAATCAAATAAATTCTGCCATCGCCAAACACAACCAAGCGTTGACAGAAGCAGGAGTTAAATCACAGCAGCTTGCTATACGTCATCGCAACCTAATGGATACGGCTGGGCAATTAAGCCGTCAGCTTGCCTTGGTGTTCTCCGTGTCACAGATTGAAGGTTATATCAGCAAGTTGGCAAATGTACGTGGAGAATTTGAATTACAGCAACGTTCCTTGGAAGCTATTTTACAGAATAAGGCGCAAGCGGACCAGATATTCAACAAGACCGTCCAACTTGCTGTAAAATCACCATTCCAGATTAAGGAACTGGTTACATTCACAAAACAGCTTGCAGCATACCGTATTGAGAGCGACAAGTTATATGACACGACAAAACGACTTGCCGATGTGTCCGCAGGTTTAGGTGTTGATATGGGCAGACTTATCCTTGCTTATGGGCAGGTCAAAGCGGCAGCGTATTTGCGTGGTACGGAAGTTCGTCAGTTTACGGAAGCTGGTATCAATATGTATGGGGAACTTCAAAAGTTGTTCAAAACAAGAGACCAAGCAGATTATACCACGGCACAGATTGTAGATATGATTTCCAAACGTAAGGTTACATTTGAGGATGTTGAACAGGTGTTTGAAAACTTGACTTCCAAAGAGGGTATTTTCTACAATATGCAAGAAATCCAAGCCGAAACTTTACAAGGTAAAATTTCCAACTTGAAAGACAGTATTGATGTGATGCTTAACTCTATCGGTAAGGCTAACGAAGATACACTGAAAGGTTCTATTGATTCTATTAAGGTATTGATTGATAATTGGGAAACAGTTGTCGAAGTGGCAAAAGCGTTTGGCATTGTAGTTGGTTCAATGGTTTTACTCCCTAAGATAAAAGCCGCTGCAAATGGGGTTAGTTTGCTTTCCTTTGCTTTTACAAAAGCAGAAACCGCATTACGTTCTTTGGGATTAGCGTTCAAAACATCATTTCCGTTAATAGCACTTGGAGCAGCTTTACAACTTGTTAATGAGTTGTGGAATGTGCATTCTCAATACAACAAAATGTTACGAGAAAGTAGCAATAAATATTATACAGCTCAGTTAAGAATAGGAGAAATAGACGAAATAGCTAAAAATGATACAAAAAAAGCGTTATCATCCCTTGTAAAAGAGATGAATAATGAAGGATTTGAAATAGAGATAAAGCCTAATATATCAGAAAAAGAAGCAAAAGAACAGTTTGAAGAGTATAAAAAACAATATACAGAATTCTTGGAAGATATAAGGAAGATTGAAGCCAACTATGCAGAAAACAGAAAGAAAGGATGGCTGATAGGTAATGATGATATTGAAACAGATTTAGACGAATACGAAAACGCTTTCTATGACTTTATAGCGAAGGGTAACAAAATACAAGCTGAATTATTAAGGATTTCAGAAGAATCAACCTCCTTAGGCAAAGGAGCAAAAGAATACATACAAGAACTAGTAAAAGGAAAGAAAGAAGGAGAGAATTTAATTGACTACTACAAAAGACTTGCAGACTACTTGGAGAAGTTACAGAACGGTGTTCTTTTTGCAGGTAAGAAAAGTTCTATCGCCAGCTCATTTCTTGGAACAAAGAAAGATTTGGAGAAAGATAAAGAAGAAGCGACTAAAGAAATACGTGAAATCTTTGATTCCGTAAATGATGAGGTAATAAAAGGTAATAAGACAAGAGAACAATTTAAGATTTTAATAGATAAAGGAGATTTTTCCAAACAATGGTCTGATATAAAGAAGCAACTTGCATACGATATATATAACTTGGGAGATATAAAAGTTCCTCTTAGACCAGGAATAAATCAAGAAGATCCTCAATCAAACCCCAAACATGAACGTGACATATTAGCAGAACGCATTTCTCTTATTAAAGAAATTAACAAAGAATACGAGAAGCTGAATAAGGTAATGGGCAGTGATAAGGCAGCTATGACTGTTATGGAGCGTTATGCTTCACAATTGAAAGATGTTCAGATGCCTAAAAATATCATAGGGGAAGCATTCTTGCCTAATAAGGAAAATACGGCAAAGGCTTTGCAGGAACTTGCAAAGATTATTACTGACTTTAGGAAGAAGATAGGAGCACAAAAAGATGCTAATGTCTTGTTTGACGAAAAGGATGCAGATGATTTTAAAAAACAGCTAGACAAAACTAAAGATAACATTGAATCCATGTTCAACGGATTGGATTTGCATAAGAAACTGAAAGATGCAGGACTTTCCGAAGCGGAGGTTCAACAGTTGTTCCCCGGACTTGCCAAGACGTTGGACGATGTGCAGAAAGGGATTGAAGCAGAATATCAGAAGAAATTTCCGAAAGGCGAATACCTTATTGCTGATACCGATGCCAACAAGCAATATTTAGCAGACTTAAACAAGCTGAACCAGCAGCGTATAAAGGACAGTCAAGACCTTGTTATCGAACTGACTAAAGCTTATAAAACACAGCTTTCAGATCAGTTGCAGTTAGATATGTGGTATTATAAAGAAAGAAGCAAAATTTATACAAAGGTCTATGATGAACAAACAAAAACGTTTAAGGATGTGCTTACAAAAGAAATGCAAGAGCAATACAGCAAAAACTTGAAAACACAATATGACAAGAAATCGTCTGAAAACACATGGAAGGCATTTAAAGGTACAGATACCTATCTGAATATGTTCGACAACTTGGAAAACGTTTCAACAAAAGCCATTGAGAATATGAAAGCCAAACTTGAAACGTTAAAAGAGCAGATGAAGGATCTTGATCCATCCCAGCTAAAAGAAGTGATGAACTTCTACAACAAAATGGATGAACAACTTTTTAAGAGAAGTCCTCTGGAATCGTTCTTAAAATCGTATGAAAAAATTAAAGAACTAAAGTCACAAGGTATAACAGAAGAAGGGCTTCTACAAAGAATTGCTGAGAATGACATTGAAAATACAAATTTGCAACAGCAAATATCTGACCTTAATACGATTATAGCACTAAAAAAAGAATCTATTGAAAAAGATTCTGTTGAATCATCATTTATTGAAAAAAACAAAGATCTTTATAACCAATCTATTTCCGTATTGGAAAGCATGGTTAAAGCAAAACAAGACACGATAAATGACAACAATAAGGAGAATGAAAATGCGAATAAGAATTTAAAATATTTCAAAGATGCAAGAAGCAGCCTTGAATACATGAAATCCGCCTGGGATTCTGTAAGAAATGCGGGACGACAGGCAATGGGAAGCATAGTGTCTATCCTTGAAACAATGGGAGAAGACACCGATAGTACAAGTATGAGGTTGTTAAACATGGTCGGAACTATTGGGGATTTAGTTATACAGGCAGTAATATTTCAATTGCAGTTAGGACTTTGTACAGAAGCGGCAAAAGAGATGGGTGTTGCCATGAATGCAGCATTAGGACCAATTGGATGGGTACTAATTGCATTACAAGCAGTAGCCACCATTCTTTCATCTATATTCGGCAACCATGACAAAAATTTACAAAAAGAAATAGAAGAACATGAAAGAAAGATAAAGAAGCTAGAACGTGAATACGACAAGCTAAAAGAGAGTATAGACAATGTATGGGATATAACAAAGCTACAAGAATATGGGAATGAACTTGATGAGAACATAAACAAACAGATAGTATCTCTCAATGCCATGATAGCCGCCGAAAGAGACAAGAAAGATACTGACTGGGATAAAATAAACGAATGGCAGGAACAGATTGAAGATCTTAGGGATACTTTGGCTGACAGTGCTAATGACATGATAGCAGAACTTGGCGGTGTAGGCTCCGATGAAAATTTCAAAACATTGGCTGAGAATTTTGCATCGGCATGGTTGGAAGCATTTCAAGAAACAGGGGATGGCTTATCTGGACTTCAAGACAGTTTTGATGATTTCATGGAAAATTATGTGAAACAACAGATACTTCTAAGATTATCTGACAAGTTCTTCGGAAAAATGTTTGAAGAATTTGATGAGATTATTGCAACAAAAACACCTATGGAGCAAGAGGATCAAGAAAGGTATTTTGAACTTCAAGCCCAAATAACCAAGCTAAGAAACACAGCCAATAATTCGGTTGTGAAAAGTGTCGCAAAAAAGGCAAATGCCGCTGCTGATGAGATAGAAAATAGTGAGGAATATAAAAGACTTCAAAAGGCATGGACGGATTTTTTAAAGCCGAATGATATTAATACCGAAGCCATCAAAGACTGGTCAGACAGGATGCAGGGAGTGTTTGGTGAATATAACGAGGCGGCAGAAGAAATTTTTAACCAAATAGGATGGGAACCCGGAGGTAAAGCAAATTTATCCGCTCTCACCCAAGGGATTACTCAAATATCAGAAGAAACAGCCAATGAATTATCGGCTATCTTGAACAGCGTTAGATTCTTTGTAGCAAATCAGACCTCTGATATAACAGCTATCCGAAACATATTGGAAACAGAATTTCTATCATCTGGCGATGGCAGCTCGAATCCAATGCTTATAGAACTTAAATCGCAGACAGAGTATTTAAAACTAATGAGTGATAATTTTGAAAGTATTCTTTCGTATAGTGGAAATTCTAAAGGTAGAGGTCTTCGTGTTTTCATACAATAAATTCGTATTATAGGTTGAGTAATTGTATATTTTTTAGTATATTTATATCTATGAATCAGCACAGTAGCACATATAAACCTATTGAAATAGGTAGTAGATACCAACATAAAAGCGATGGTTGGTATGAAGTAGTAGAAATATTACCAAATAAGAGGATTGTAGTTAAATTTGATAACACAGGTGGAATTGTAGAAGCGTGTAAAAATGCCATAATGTACCAACGAATATCAGACCCTTTAGGAAATCGTTTTCACAAAATTGGAGATAGATTCCAAAACAAATATGGAGATTGGTACACTTTTATAAAAAGGATTGACATGAGAACTGGTGTTGTTAGATTTGACAATACAGGTACAGAAGTAGAAGTGTTTATAAACAACATGAAGAATGGAAATGTAAAGGACTATAACAAACCATCAATATGTGGAGTTGGATTCATAGGGAGAAAACGCTCCGATTTAAATAAAAAATCATATTCTTATAAACTATGGAGGAATGTAATAGCAAGGTGCTACGACAATGATATAATATCAAAGAGACCAACTTATAATGGTTGCTGTATGTGTGAAGAGTGGCACAATTTTACAAAGTTTGAAAAATGGTTTAATGAGAATTACATTGAAGGGTATTGCTTGGATAAGGATATACTTTACAAGGGCAATAAGCTCTATTCTCCACAAACTTGTTGCTTCGTACCCAACGAAATAAACGTGCTATTTACAAAAAGACAAAATGAAAGAGGAAAGTTGCCTATCGGAGTAGTGTATTCAGAAAGTAGAAAAAGATTTAAATCTGCATTAACAAAAGGTGCAAATGGGATATATTTAGGATATTTTGATACCCCCGAAGAAGCGTTTCTCGCATATAAACAAGCCAAAGAAGATTACATTAAAGAAGTAGCAAACAAATGGAAAAATAGAATTGCTCCAAACGTATATGATGCAATGATGAGATATGAGGTTGAAATAACAGATTAACAAACCCCATGCTAATTGAATTGAAAGCGCAGACGGGATATTTGGAGATTATTTCAGATAGAATAGACCGTGTATTCGCGCCAAATTCAAATTCAAGGGGAGCAGGACTAAGAGTATTCATAAGTGACTAATTAATTAATACATTTAAATAATCATTCTGATGGTAAGAGATAGTATAACAACCCAAGCCATACCGGGTGGCTTCTCCGTAATAGTAAGCGGTTTTATAGCAGAATCATTGGAGCACATGATACCTTGGATTATTGTATCACTCACAGTAGTGATATGTGATTTGGCTTTTGGAATAAGGAAAAGCCTTTTGATGGGCGAAAAGGTTCGTTTCTCTAGTGCGATACGCCGCACAATGGGTAAACTTGTAACCTACTTCGCCTTTGTTTGTATGGTTGTCATGATAAACATTGCATCCGGCAGCAAATGGGATATAGACATATACTCCTGTTTGTTAGTTTGCTTCATTGAATTTTGCTCTATCATATCAAATATATTGAAGCCCAAAGGATACAGCTTTAATATGCTTAAGGCGTTAGGCCTGTTTGGTAAGAAGGTGCTTGATGTAGAAAAAGAGGATATAAATGAAATAATAACAGAAAATAAAAAGGAGGAAAAGAAAAATGGCTGATGTGAAAAAACTTGCACCGTTTATCCTAAAGTGGGAAGGCGGTTTTATTGATGACCCTGACGATTTAGGAGGAGCTACCAATATGGGTGTGACCATCGGAACTTATGAAACGTATTGCCGGAAGAAAGGCTATCCCAAGCCTACGGTTGAAAGATTGAAAAACATCACGAAAGAGGAATGGACGGAGATTTTGAAAACCATGTATTGGGACAGATGGAAAGCTGACGAAATTAAATCGCAATCCGTGGCGAATATTCTTGTGGATTTTGTATGGGCTTCTGGGGTACATGGTATTAAAGTACCACAGGATTTGGTTGGTGTGATTCCTGATGGCATTGTCGGACCTAAGACACTTGCCGCAGTAAATTCCCGTAATCCCCGTGAATTGTTTGACCAGATCAAGATTGCACGGTTTGATTTCATCGAGGATATATGCCGGAAACGCCCAGCAAACAACAAGTTCAAACGTGGTTGGATGAACCGTATCAACGATATAAAATTTGAGGGATGAAACAAAGGATCTATATATGGATTGCGGTAGCGATAGCATTGCTATTGGTACTTATTTAAATACAATAATATGAAATGGCTTCCTTATATATTAATAATTGTACTCGCTTTCGGTTTAGGATGGTTTGTAAAGCCATCCCCCGAAGCAGTTATAGAGGCAAGAGTAGATACGGTATTCAGTACAAGTATCATTGTAAAGAGAGATACTGTAAAGTATTATCTTCCTTCCCCAATACTATGTTGGCATGATGGTGATACAATCCATGTAGGAGACACTATTCTTCCTGTTGAGCAGAAGATATACAGAGATAGTGATTACATCGCTTATGTGAGTGGTTACAGACCTAACCTAGATAGTATCTATGTTTGCTCTAAAACACAGACAGTAACAAACGATATCTATCACACGGTGAAGATAAAACCTAGAAGATGGGGTCTGGGAATAACAGCCGGTTATGGATTTGGTAAGGATGGCTTTTCTCCTGCGGTTATCGCAGGAATAAGTTATAGAATATGGTAATCAACAGAAAGGAGGTAAAAAGATGAAATAGCAACATCAAGTATTATCCGCCACAGGTAGAAGTGTGGCATATAATAGAAAAGCTCATTTATTTAATAAAAGTAATTCTTTCAGGGGCTTAGAATCAAAAAAAAGCCCCCAACGCTCATATTAATATTGCCACATAAAAACATGATAAAAGCATAAGACACTGCACGTTGGAGGCTAAAATATCTTCAACAAAATGTCTTATGCTTTGTTCGTCAATATCTTGTTTTATGTGGCATGGCAAAGATAAGAATAAAAATTAGAAAAAAACATGTGCAAGTCAGAAATCTTTGCCAAAATAATTAATATTGTTTCAAAAGAAACAGAAGTGTCTGTAGACCAAATATTATCATCTGATAAGAATATGGAAACAGTGGATGCCCGGTATCTTCTTGTATTTTTTCTTTTCGAAAGCGGTATGTACCCTTCACAAATAGCCGCTCATATCCACAAGACTAAACGTGCTGTCAATTACATGATATCTAATTTCCATGAGAGGATGGAGAGTGGGAAAATGATGAGAATATATTGGGACGATATAAAGAATTTGTTGGGAAACAACTGATTTTCCATGAGTTATGATCTATATACTTTTGTGCACGGTCGATTTTGACCGGATACAAAATACAAATACTTATGGAACGAACTTATGTTTTTGGAGATCCGTCAGGTAATGGAGGTGCTGCTAATAATCTGCTTGCCTCCATCCTTCCGTCTTTGCAAAACCGTGGCATTGACACAGGCTATCTGATGGGGTTACTTGGCAACGGTAACGGCAATGGTGGTTTCTTTGGTAACAATGGCGGTTTTCAGGATATCATTGCATTGATTGTGATTGCAGCCATCTTCGGTAACGGAAACTTTGGATTCGGTGGCAACAACAATAAGGGTGCCGATGAAGGAAGAGAAATGATCATGCAGACACTTAACCGGAACGGTGTGGACATTGCATCATTAGCACAAGCTGTTAACACATCATCAGACCAAATCCTTGCCGGTATTAACTCTGTATCACAGGCTATCTGCGGTCTCGGCAACCAAATGGGCCAGAACACCAACAGTATCCTCACTGCGATCATGCAAGGTAACAACGCTCTGACATCTCAGATCTGTAGCTGTTGCTGCGATATGAAACAGCTTGTAACCACACAGGGATACGAGAACCAGCTTGCAATGTGCAACCAGACTAACACATTAGTCAACACTGCTAACCAGAACACATTGTCATTGCGTGATGGTGCGACAGCTAACACAAATGCCATCCTTGCCAAACTTGACGCTATTCAAAATCAGGCATTGCAGGACAAGATCGCATCTCTTACTGCGGAAAAGGCTACTTTAACAGCCGAAATCTCTCAGCGTAACCAGAACGCCACTATCCTGAACGCAGTAGGACAACAGATTGCTCCTTTGGCAGCCGGATTGCAGGCATTGCAGAGCGATGTTGATGGTATAAAATGTAAATTACCTAACACTGTCCCGGTACAATACCCTAATATTGTAGGTGTGAACGTGGATACATATCGTGCCGCAGCATACGGTGCTTATGCAGGTGATGCTGTATATGGCCGTGGTGGTTACGGATGCGGTTGCAATAACTACTGGGGTTAATCCGGTGAGAAAGGAGGTAGATATGTGGCCTAACTTTTTTACAGGATTTCCGTTCCCGTTTCCATCAATCGGAAGAGCAAACTTCAATACTCTTCCTACGGTAGCTGTGACAGTCGGTACGGAGAATGTTACTCTTGAACTCCCTAACCATGCGTTCCGTAACAGGGATTATGTCGGAGGGTTCTATGTCAATCTTCGTCAGGCGATTCCTGCCGGTACGACTGCAACACTCCCGATACTGATAGGGACTAACGGGGACACAAGACCGTTGATGGCTTATAACAATGAGCCTGTGACTGTTGCAAACTTGGCAGGCACCGGTATCTATGAGATTCACTATAACAAGTACACCAATGAACTGTATCTTGTTAATGGAGGATACAGACCGACAACGGCTCCGGCTCCTACAGCAGAAACAGCTTCTTTACGGAGCAAGTAATAATTAACATGGAGTTTCGTGGTGGTTTCCAATATGGAAATAGCCACACTCCTTTAAAATCAAACAATCATGTTTCAGAACTTACGAGTAAACAGTACATTATATCTTCTTCACAGAGGTGCAAATCCAAGTTTGGAATGTGGGCAGGTCGTTAATGTAAGCCCTATAAAAACCATATATAAGACTGTTCCCAACATGCCTTATCCACAGCCGGTCCAAGTTATTGATTTTGTCGTGAATATAAACGGACAGAATGTCAATTTGCAAGAGATACCGGCTAATGCCAATATTGCCGATGATGTTAAAACAGGGATGCTGATTACAGGGTCAAGGGACGAGATGAATACCGAGGTCCTTACCATGAAGCAGAAAAGTGAGGATGTCCTAAAAAGTGTGGAATATCATCAGAACTTTCTTAGGGTATGTGACCAGATGCTTGCCATGCTTAATCCAGAATTTGCAGCCAAGCAACAGCAGGAGCAGGAAATATCCGCATTGAAGGGACAAATGTCCAATATGGATAAGAACATGCAGGAAATGAGCAGAAATATGGCTGACCTCATTGCACAGAATCAGAAGTTAATGGAACAGCTCGGAGTGGTTGAAACATCCAAAACAAAGAAATGATTATGGGAATGTGGGAAATATTAGAAGAAGGGCGTGACGATTACGGACGCAGCTTCGGTATGAGAGGTGACGAGGTGGAAGAAGCCTACAAGGAAGGCTGCCGCCACGGTTACGAAAAAGCCATGAGAGAGATTCATGGAGACATGGGCTTCCGTGATGGTGGAAGAAATTATTCAGGATCAGGTATGGGAGAACGAAGATATCCCGGCTATTTCCCTGAATATCCCCGCATGGATGACATGGGCGAACGCAGACGCAGACGCGCCAACGGTGAGTTTTATTAATGGTGGAGGGGTGGAATGCCCCTCTTTTTAAACAAAGGTTATGGAACAGAGATTGGATACATACAGCAGATTCCCATCTGGCATGAGGGAATATCTGGAAGCATACGGCTTTCATTTCAGCAAGAAACTTTATGAATGGGCCGTTTCAAAAATGAAGGTGAAAGACGAAGCCACGGGCAAAGAGAAAAAGCTGGAGCCGTGGAGCAAAGATGAAGTGGACGATATGCTGAAAGCGAACGGAATTACCATCGAGCACGACAAAGGTTATGACGTTGCTTATGTCGCAAACATGCTGAAAGCGGATTTCTATAAAAAATCATTGGTTGACGAGGCACACTTGTGCAAGCATATAAAGTGCTACCTTGATGATATTGATGGCGATCCTTGCAGGGCGTTTGACGAGTTCTTTGCCACCTGTATAGGTAAAGGGATTCCTGTAATCTGGTCGGATGTGATATGATTATTCAGGAGTTCTACATACCAAAATATGGGGACTGGCACGTCAAAGTGTATTATGCGGTACACACCTATTGGGCGGATCGGATCATTATGGACCTGTACCGTATAGGATGCAGGGGGGATTCCCTCAAGCGTGCGTATCGCAATCTGACCGAAGGCAGAATGAATACCGGTCTAACCTATTCGGACTACAGGAGAAGAGAGACAGTAATGGTTATCTCACTAACCTCTACCCCCGAAGAGTTTCAAAATTCGTGGGACCACGAAAAAGGTCATTTGTGCCGGCATATCTCCAAGGCTTTCGGGATTGATCCCTATGGTGAAGAAGCGCAGTACCTTAGTGGATATGTCGGTCAAAAGATGTTCCCTGTAGCCAAAAAGTTCTTATGTGAACATTGCAGAAAGGGACTGGAAAAATAATAATCGAACAGAAGCGTTCTTTGACTTGTTGGAATTACCGTTTTTACAAAATAGTCGTGAAATTATATACATAAATCCAATAAAATTATATATCTTAATTATAGATAATATTGGAATAACAAATACTTTATTCTATCTTTGAGCCGAATTTTAAATTATAGATGGAAATGGAACAAGAAAACAACAATGCGATTCTTTCTTTTGAAGACTTTAAAAACCAAAACGGCATCGTTTATTGGTGGGCCTCAGAAGTAATGGTTATGCTTGGATATAATGATATGAAAGCATTTTGTAAAGTTCTTGACCGCGCGACAAAGGCTTTTGTTTCGCTCAACATTCCTCATTATGAAAATATAATAGCTGTGAAACGCAATAATAATGGTGTTGAGTTCCAAGACTTCAAACTTACACGTTTTGCGTGTTATCTTGCTGCTATGAATGGCGATCCAAAGAAGCCAGAAGTAGCATTGGCGCAAGCTTATTTCGCACAGCAAACACGAAAATTTGAATTATACATTGAAAACAATCAGGAAATAGACCGCGTGCTAATACGTGAAGAACTTGCAGATGGAAACAAATCTCTCGCTTCAACGGCAAAAGCCGCAAATGTTACTGATTATGCAAAGTTTCAAAATGCAGGTTATCTGGGCATGTATAATATGGAATCGTGGAAGCTTGAAAAGAAACGTGGCGTTAAAAAAGGGAAGCTATTTGACAGAATGAGCCGTACCGAACTTGCTGCCAATCTATTCCGTGTTACCCAAACCGAAGAGCTTATAAAGAGTAAACAAATATCTGGACAAGCTAATTTAGAACAAACACACTATACTGTTGGAAGACAAGTCCGAAATATAGTAGAACAAAATACCGGGCGCAAACCTGAACAGTTGCCACAAGAAAAAGAACTGCCTATAATTAAAAAAGCTCTTAAAATGACAGCAAAGGAAATGAAAAAGATTGATAAATAATTTCTTCGAATTGTAGTTTTGTTCTGAAATCTAAAGATGCAAAAAATACCCCCCCCATACATCTACACTAATGAGCTACGGTCAACGTAGCCTTTCAATAAATAAAGTAACTATTTAACATTAAGCGGTAATTCCCAACGGTTTTACCGCTTTTTTAATGTTTATATATGAAAGAAGATAAGTTGAACATATTGCTTGAACAGGCTGATGATGTGCCTCACTGGTATTTTTGCCGTTTGCTTGCTGTAATGCGATGGAACGTATAGAGAGGTGGATATACAGGCTGATACCTCTTGTCGTGTTGGCAAGGGTGATATCGTTGTGCCTGTAATTCCCGTTTTTTCTACCCCCAAAAAGATTAAAGAAAGACCAAGGATATTTCCCCTAGTTTTATAAAAGTTCGCATTTGAAAACCCCTAAATCTTTAGTTTAGCGGTAGTTCACTCTATAACCAGATAATAAACCTCTCTATCAGCGTCTGAACAAGTGAATGTCGGCTCATCGAAGAAGTTCATGTTTAAATGTGCTTTAATAAATTTGTCCTTCCCGTCAGAATCCAACAGCATCAATGTTTTGCCTACTGTTTCAAGTTGTTTCTCTGACATATACGACTTCCAATAGTCAGCACGTGATTCATATCCTTCACAAGGTTGGTTTGAATAATATTCAAGTTCTGATACTATATCACCGACCTTCATTTCTTGCACTTCGTTTTCGTTTCCTGAATATCCGAAGTAGAACCAATATATTTTCTTCCCTTTCAGTTTCTTGGCTTCTTCAACTGTTAGAACCTTTGCTTCTCCGTTCTCTATTCTATGTATAAATTCGTTCGCTTTCATAACCTTATTTTTTTATTACTGTGTAAAACGGTGCTTCCATCCCTACTTGACAATACGCCGTTCCTTCTTCGTCTACCCAAACAGCCTGTCCGTAGCTACTGTCAGGGTGATTGGTTGTGGCGGTTACTTCTACTTCTTCACCGTTCACATTGTTTTTCAATATCGCTTTCGTCATTAGTGATTTAGTTTATTTATTTTTAAAATCCGTATTCTTTTAAAATATTCATTTCATGTTCTTTCTCATAATAAAAAGTATGTACTTATCCGTGTCATGCACAACTCTTATAAGTTTAATATAAACATTCTTCAACCTCAAACTCTGCTTTCTCTTCCCAATCAAAAAAATCTAAATTCTGTTCATCCTCTTCCGTCAAGTAGTAATATGCGCGGATTATATAGCCATCAATCTCAATAGGGGCTTCAGCCCACTCTTTTAGACCTACATGTTGCGGTTCAAACGCCGGATAAATATATCTGCTTGTAGGTTCTGCGCCAGTAGATATAGCTTTATCAGCTATTTCTTCACCAAATCTCTCTACTATTTCGTTATATGTATATCTTTTCATATATTTGCCCGTCATGCCGATAGCTAAGCGTTATTTGTTTGCAAAATTATCGTTTATAAATCAGTAATTCGTTTCACAAAGTATGTTTTAAAGCATACTTTGGATATATTCAGTGCGTCTATTAATCTTAGTCCGTAGGGCAGTTAGGCGATTCCGGGTAAAAGGCAGCCCGGTCTTTGTCAAAATACCCCTTGCGTTCAATCGTTCAACTACCTTGTCAATGTCTTGCGGAGTATTGCAGCCTTCCAACATGGCGGCTATCATATTGTTCTTTTCATCGTTCATCGCTTCCTTTCTCCTCTTTTCCCCGTTCACCTTACCGCCTTTTGCCTGACCTGATGTAGTACCGCCTAAAGAGGTGCATTTGTTCCCAGCTTTGGAAATGAAATAACCGTTTTCCTCAATTTGTTTTTTCTTTACTTCCAATGCTGATTTAGTTCGTTCCTGTATAAGTTCTTTTTCCAGTTGGGCGGCAAAAGAAAAGGCAAACAATATCATTTCGTCCATTGCCTTTATATTACCGCAATCTAAATCAATACCCATTTGAACAATTACAAGACGTATTTTACGCGGTTTTAGTTCATCATTGATAAGTTTGTTTAAGTCGCTCATAGAACGCCCCAAACGGGAAATTTCGGCTACTATCAGCATATCTCCAGCCTCCAGCAATGGAAGTGCATCAGTACCTAATTTTCTTTTCTTATAGGTTACACCGCCGGATATTCCTTCTTCCGTTATCACAATGTCGGATTTTAAACCGTTTCTTTTCAACCATTCTTGGACGGTTCTGTTTTGTTGCTCCAATGTTTGTTTGTCAGTGGATACACGACCATATTCTACTACTTTCATAAATTACCCCTCCTTAGATTAAATTCGCTATTATATTATTCGTTTCGTTGTTCTTGGCTTCTGTAAGCCCTAATTCGGATATATTTTGAAGCGCAATTTCGCATTGTTGGCTAATGTATGAGATTTCATCGGCATCAATATCACGGCTATCGTATATAAACGCTTTCGCCAGCTTGATGGCAAGACCTTGACACACATCCCCGGCAACTTTTTCGGCTGCTATAATGTTAGAGCAAATAATTTGCTTAATACTTAGTTGTTTGTTCGTTCCCATATTCTTTTGTTTTTAAGTTAGTAATTTGCTCCGCCCGTGGAACTTGCACCACTTGCAAGGCGTTGAACCTTTGGCGGATAATTCGGCTTAAAAACCGTTATTTCCAGTCAGCTCCTTACCTACTCCAACAGCTAACCAGATCAAAAAGCAAATCATGAACATATTATTTCCTCCTTTATTTAATTGTTCGTTTTTAATATCCTTTTTCCACAATCCCGGCAGCCGTATTACTGCCGGGGCATTATAACATGAACGTTGGTCGTACCTCAACGTGTGTCTATACTAACATGTGGCAATATATTCACTTTAATCTCTCTAATTTACGGATGTCCCAACGTAGTAATATCATTCTTCTACGTCTATTATCTCCGCCTTTACTCGCATTATCATAATACTCTTGTAACTCTCTTTTAAGCATTGTAATCGCTCTTGTGTCCATATCATTAAAATTTATCTGATTCATCACTTTTGTTTATAAATTCGCGTAGCTTATCCCTGTCGGTGCCGGAAATGAATATCACAGCACCGAATAACAAAACCAACAAAACCATATTCAGCTAATTAAATGACCGTCTTTAATCGTCCGTTACCATCCGTAAACCCGTTAAGTGTTTCCGCCTCTCTTTCGGCTTCTTCCTTAGTCGGATAGCATTCTATTATACAGTTGTCCAGATTGTCTAATATGCCGTAATATCCAAGTGTTAACGGCTTATCCTTGACGGTGTAACGCTTTCCCTTTACTTTCTTCTCGTAAAATTCTACGTTCTCATCCATCGGGGTGTAATATGATGAAATGCTAAGCGTGCCCGATTCTATTTTGTCGTTAAACTCAATTATACCGGGTAAATCGTTTTTTAAACTACTTTCCACGCTTACACCGTCATAGGTTACACCGAATTTCCGTTCCTTATCTGTGTACACGTTGAAAATATCGCCCGGCTGTATGTCTGCACGTACTTTCGCGCTGGTTATGATTCCAGCGCCTTCAATGTCGTAATAGCGCACACCGTTAAAGTTGTCCGTTTCGGTTAAATCGATATTTTCAAGTGGGAACGCTTCCTCCGCAAGTTCCGGGATATATATTTCTTCTAGTTTCTTTTTATAAACAAATCCATTAGATCTCATCCAGTTTAGTAAATCCGTTTCATTATCAAATACCTTTCGAACTGGAGTTAATCCACTAGTAGAGCCCTGCACGCCTCCGAATGCCCCCCAATATGTGCCATTGGCGCAACGTCCTATACATCCGTATTCCTTACCCTCTCCGATATATTCTAATTCTATACCTTCGTAACCACATCCGGGAATTTCTTTCCATTCTATAATATTATCCTTAGACGCTTCAATTGCAGAAAGCGCCGGCAACTCTGTAGGCGCTATCAATTCTTTCACCTTGTCCGCCTGCTTCTTGCTAAATATCCATCCGGCACGCTTTTCACCGTTGTAGTTTAAAGACGGGTTAAAGCGTCCGCCTAATTCCTTTAATTGCTCTTTGATCGCCTTCGTATCGCCAAACACCGCGATAGCTTTTTCGGAGTAGTCCACGATTTCCAGACCTTCAACCGTCACGGCTTCCATTTCTTTGGCTTCCTCAACTTTTTCAACCTTAACGTTGCTTTTCTTTGCTTTCGGCTCTATTACTTGGTATTCGTCGCTAACTTCTATATGGATATAGAAATTAGTATCGAAATAGTCTTGCATACCGTCCGAATCATTATAGCGAAAAGAACTAGCGTAATTTGATACAGCATTTAGCGCTGCGAATACTTTCGGCGTTAACTCGTCTTCCCATGCCTTCACGCTGGACATTGTGGACATATAACCACGTTCCGCGCTTCTTGATCCTTCAACGAAAGGAACACAAGGACCGGACTTTAATTCTATATACATTGAAGAAGTGTATATACTCCATTCAGAGCGGACAGAGAATTTAAATTCCGGGAAATTCTTCTTTGCATAGGATCTAACCTTTGCGGCGATTTCCTTAGTACTTAACTTGCTGTCATAGTTTGAACCAGCCCAACCGTTTGCGGTGTAGAAATTCATTGCTTTCATAATGCTATATTTAAATTGTTAATAATTCAACCTTATAGCGTGATTAATAGCCTACTAATACCATATACAGACTATACACTCAGTAGCTGCATGTTATCGCAATATCAGTAAATCAAGAAAATTAAATGGAAGAATATTTGCAAGAATCGAAAAAGAAAAGTATCTTTGCTCCGTGTGATGGGGTGAAAGATACGAAAGTATTTTGATCCTTTGAGAGTCTTAATATTCCAGTATTAAGGCTCTCTTTTTATTCTATCTATTAATATATCATGTATCACGCTTGCCTAATCAATGGATCTACTACCTATATTGTAGTGTTGTATCTCTCATCTTTCAGCACTGTAAAATTACAAAATTATTATCATATAAACAAAGAAAATTGCACTTTTTTTGTGTTGAATTTTCACAAATAAATAGAGTTTATAGCATACGCTTATCACTTGATATTATGCGATATAGAAACGTTTTATTTTGATTCTCACAATGTGCCGTATTACCACTCTTTGCCTTATATCGCCATTATTAAAGCCGTCAGCAACGAATCAAACGAGCGTTGCAATGCGTTGCGGGTATACCCCCCCCCTATGCCAGTGCAGCCGTAAACATCCGTCCTCTCCCGATTTTTTTTATTTTTTTCTGAATTTTCAAGCTTTGTTATGTTGTAATATTTCATATTTACCTCCTAGCATGTCATGTAAAATAATACTACTCATCATTATGCCGATATCCATGTTTTGCGTTGATGCTTTCCTATGCAGATTGCTTTTATTCCCCTTTGTTTATTTATATAATCAAAGGGAGTGAGGTGTTCGCTGTGCTCACTCTTTCTTTATGTTACTTTCTTTCTATGGATTTTGGATTAGACATTTTTCCTTTATTTATATAGGGTATGTCTAATATGCAATGATGTAGTATTATGCAATACAAGGTATATTTCAAGTACTCTTTTACTTTTAAGATTAAAAACTTAATATTGAAACGGATTTAAATACATCATAGTGATAAATATTAAAGCTTTACTTTAATATTTAGATTTAATTTATTATATTTGCGTGTATTATAATAAAACAATATGAATGACTACAAGTTTTATATGATGCATTATGGCGAGCTTGGTGCCGTTTGGAAAGACTTGGAAACAGATTTTCCCGGTTTGAGGTATAAAGAATGTACAGGTCTTAATTCTTATGGAGAGCCTACCAATATGTACTCAGAGGATTTTGCCGAAACAAGTAAGGCAGAGGTGTATGTTTCCAGCACACCGGCACACAAGCAGACAACTATAAAGCTGACATTGATATTCTTGGAGGATGACACAAAGGATGATAAGTCTTACCGTGACTTTATGGCTTTCATTACTGGTTATAAGATTGCCTACCGTGATACAGCGAGGAAGAGAAAGGTTCTTATGTACCTTTCAGGAGCCACAGAGCCTAAAAGCGACACCCTTTACGGACAGAAATACAAGGAAGTGACGTTTACGTTCAAGAACGTTTACGGACATTCCTTCGGATATGATGAAACTTTTCCTAACGAATAAAATTAAATTCTATATTGCTATGTTTTTAGAAACAGAGACCTTATCAGAAGCATTATCCTTTGCGAAGTGCAAGGATTTGCCCAAGAAGTTCAACCCCGAACTGGGGCTTACTTGGATATTGGCTATCGCTCTTATCAAGAAGAAGAACCTTATGAATGCCTACGCCATTGTGGAGCAGAGGGCAGACGGACTTATCCAGTACAAGAAGACATTCGGACGGCTTTCTCCTATTGATGGGCTTATTTCGATTCACCCGTATATGTACGTGGATGAGGAAGCGTTGGGAATAGCTATGAAAGCAAACAGACGAACTATCGCCATGCATTATCCCGGTTATGCGGATGAAATCATTGATTCGGACGATGAGAAGTTCAAGGTGTACCAGTTGCAGTACGCTATGGATATGCAGAAGTTGAACATGAACCAAGAGAAGCCGAGATTCGGCAAGTCCGTTGTGGAGGAAGCGGAGGAAAAGGCTAATCCAATAGTTGAGGAGGAGCTGAAAGAGAATGAGGCTATCGCCACGGTAGAGGACGAGGGAGAGTGGGTTATTGAGGTTGAGGATGCTAAGACTGCGTTCAGACCAAAGAGAGGTAGAAAGGCTAAGACGGAGGAATGAGTATGGAAGATTTAATTAAGGCATTGCAGATTTTCTTGAAGTACTGTAATAAGAAGTACCCTACATCTTGCGAACACGATGTTCTTTACGTTGATATTGACCCAAGCGTTGTTTCTGACGAGGACAAGAAAACACTTGATGAATTAGGATTTTTTGTTGATGAGGGAAACGATTGTTTTGCTTCATTCAAATATGGAAGTATGTAAATATAAATTAGTAATATCCTATGTCAGATAAGAAACATCAAATACACGAGTTTAGCCCAACAATATACCCATTTAGATTGTGGGTAAGCGTAAATCCGTCATTTGAAGATGTAAAAGATAAGTTTTGGCTGCTCAATAACGATAATGAACGCATTGATTTCGATGCTGAAAAATCGTGGAATAGCACGACAACCATTGCTTCATGCTATCCTGTAAGCGATAAGGAAAGCGGATGGATTGGTATCTTCTGCGGAGTATTCAGAAAAGACAGATTGTCTGTTGGTGTTGCCGCTCACGAAGCGAGCCATATAACCGACTTTATATCCGATTCGTTTGGGTTGAACGGCTTTAACTTTGACGATGGCGAAGCGAGGGCTTATCTTGTTGAATGGGCGGCAAATTGCATTTGGAATGTGAAAAGTGGTAAGTTTAAGGATTAAAAAGAAGAATAACTATGGCAAAGAAAAAGAAACAACAAGGATTTGAGTTCATCATCAAAGAAAGTGATGTGCTGGAGAGAGAGAATTTCGGCTCGTTTGAGATTGTAATCACGAAAGGATATGCCTGTTTTAAGAATTACACAGGATTCCGGGTGTTCACTACCCCGTACGCTGTGGGATTGGACGGTGTGGCTCACGAAACATCCCTGTATGCTTGGTTGAAGTACATGGTGGACTTCAAGAAGTCAATCAAAGGCAAGGAGAATGAAATGTTCGGGGAAACTACTTCCACCAACAAGGAGTTCTTGGACGGTATGAAGGTGCTTACAGAAGCGAACCTTGTGAAGCCTATGACCGTGTTTACTGACATAAATGAAGCGCAGAAAGAGGCTGAAAACTACATGAAGTGGATAGAAGGTCAGATGAAGGATTTGGATAAGGCTATGAACACTACGCCGCCTGAAGAGGATTTGAAAACTAATGCGGAATTTGAACAGAAGGCTATCATGGCAGAAGAAACGAAGGAGATGTTTGACAATGGAACTGAAACCGAGAAAGGACAGGTATAGCCCCGATAATATCTACCGTATCTATATCAATATTGGGAACCATCCCGGTGCAAAATGGGTTTCTTTTAAGGACAAAGAAACCGGAAAGGTCACTAAGGGGGTATTCTTGCCGGATTGGGAAACTGGTGGGATACGGATAAGAAAAGGACATCTTAGATTTGAAATTCATGCGATTCCGATAAAGGGATGTATGAATACCCATATACTTATTCCTGCTGTTAATAAAGGAGTTGATTGCGGTCTTGGAATAAAGAAAAGCAGTAAGCAGACATATTTTAGTAAGAGCGTTATAGGGAATATGTACGTATGCGGAGAAATACTTAATGAAGACCAAAAGAAAATCATAGAGAAGTATGTCAGAAGAAAAAGATTGCTTAAAATCGGACGTTATAAGAAAGATTGAGCGTATCGTGTGCGATTGCGTAAATAAAGTATTCTGCAACCAGAACCCTGTATATCCTTCAACTATCTATGAAGGAAGGACAAACATTATTCTTACAGGAAGAATTGCGAGGGGTGCAGTTTTTGCCGTATTGCATAACAGGTTCGGAATCTCATATGGTAATATTGCCAAACACTCAAAAATTAGCAGCAGGAACATTATACGGTCTGTAAAGACTTATAAAAGCATTCCTGATTCAGACAATGCCGTAATGATGATAAAAGAGCTTATAGAAATTGAACTAAAAAAATTTCCTATTGTATGAATGATTTGCTTTCTTTTAAACGTAATGCCATGATGCTCGGTCTTTGCACTGGATATAAGAATAAATGGGATGCAGCGACAAGTAAGGAAGCGTTAATGGATATAGCTTTGGATTCAAACGGTGTAGAGCTGTTGACAGATGCTCATAGCTTTGGGTTCGGTATGGATATTCAGTACATGAAACGAACGTTTTCTGACTATATTAATGGTAAATGGAAGCGGAGCAAGGACGGATATACTTCGTGCCTGTACGTGGACTTTAACGGACAAATAGAGCAGGATTGCACGCTTACAACGGTGCTTGCTTCAAAGGTTGAGTTCCATGTTTCAAAAGGGAATGTGTGCAAGCTGTATGTTGGAGGTGAATCTACTGTAAATATCACCGGAGAAGGTATCTGCTACGTGTACTCATACGGTCACAATGAGGTGACTGGTAGGTTTAAGTCAATGAATTGTATAACTAAGTCTGAATGGGCTAAATAACATGCCTATATCCACGTGTAGAAAAAAAATAACGGGTGCGTTTGGCGTTTGTAACGCTGACACACCTTGCTTAAAAATCAGATTATGAAAGCAACAGACTTAAAAATAGGCAACTATGTTCATATCAAATTCCACTCCCCACAGGGAGAAAGGCTTTCCATCCCCATGCAGATAGTCGGAATATTTTCAAGCATCAATGGGGCAAGCCCGAATGATACCGTTTACCTTGACTTTGAAGGAAACGAAGGTGATATATGGGAAGAAGAAGTACAAAATTTAGTATTCGCTAAAACGGAGCTTAAAAAACAATGAATTATATAGAAGAAGAGCAAATACAAGCCGACATAGAACGGTTTGAGCAAATAGATAGCGATATCCCTGATGATGGCGATATGGTTGAACAAATACCATTGTTCATCTCTTCCGATATGCAGTCAGTCATTGAGGGCGGCAAGAAAAAACCACCTATCCATAGGTTGTGGGGCGATTTTTGGTGGGAGAACGAACTTGTTTTCCTATTTGCCGATAGCGGAATAGGTAAGTCCATTCTTGCCACGCAGATAGCCTACGAGATAGCCAAAGGGGAAAGCGAATGTGCGGATGTTGAGATAAGTCCTCAAAAAGTATTGTACTTTGATTTTGAACTTTCTGACAGACAACTTGCAAGACGTTATAAGAACGCTGATTTCCCGAAGTCGCTCATCCGATGCACCATATCGGAAGAAGTGGACAGCGAAGATTTTAACATGAACGTAATTGAAGGGATAAAGGATAAATTGCTTGACACGAAAGCAAAGATTATGATACTAGACAATCTTTCATATCTATCCACCCAGACAGCGGAAGCAGAATATGCCGGAGTTATTATGGACGGTCTCACTAGATTGAAGCGTGAGCTAAAAATCAGTATCATGGTGATAGCGCATACGCCTAAGATTGAGGAATGGAAGCCCTTGTCTAAAACCAATATGGCAGGAAGTAAGATATTGTCTAACTTTGCAGACGGAGTATTTGCCATAGGACGTACAAGGAATGGTGGACGTTATCTAAAACTACTAAAAACTCGCATGGTGAGTGAACCGGATGAGAAGTCGCTCCTTCCCTATTTCAATATTATTTCGGAACCTTACCTTCATTTTGAAAAGGTTGGTGATGAAACGGAAAAAAAATTACTTATGGGGAAACCTGCAAAAGATTTTTTCACTTCTATTTGGGATAGAGATACGACATCCCCTATTCCTCTGAATGAGCTGGTCAAACTAATTATATCTAAGGATAATTCTAAGAATGCTATAAAGGCTAAAGACGGGAATGCTCGAAAACGTATTGACCGTGCTATAAAATACGGCTTTTTAAGGAAAGATGAGTTAAAGAATGTTTTTCTAAAAACAGAAGATTGATTGTCAATTATCCACAAATCATTTAGTAGTGAACTACCGCAAAACTAAAGATTTAGCGGTAGTTCACGTTTCTAGTTCATATTTTTTTTAAGTATTTCAACACATTCTTTTATCCCATCATCGAAACCTTGTTCATAGAGAATTTTCAATCGAAGGTAACAGAAATCAATTGTGGCTATGTGCTCTAACTTGTCCATAATTCTATATGTAAATGATAAGTATTAATAATGGCAAACAAATAAATAGCCACAGTGATGATGCTGTCTATACATACAGCCCAACTGCCGAGGCGTTGAAATCTTGATAGGGATAGAACCATAACCGCCAAAAAACAAACCCATTGGCTTGTCATTAGTCCTGCCATTAATGTTATCCATCCAAAAATATCCAGAACACTCATTAGAAGAAGCATAGGATGCTCTTTTAAATATGCCTTTATCTTTTCCTTGGGAAGATGTCTATATTTGCATGTGCGGGAATATACTCTCTTACAGTTTAAGGCTTTCATAATTTCATAGAAAGCAAGAAATCCCACCAATAAGTAAAATATGTGCTTCATTGCTTACTTCCTTTCAATAATTCCGGGTTATCAAAAACGTTTCCTATCACTTCGCATCTATCGCTGACATACCACAATGGGGTAAAGCCACATGCCTTATTCTTGTAGCAGAACATTCCTTTATGAAATAGTACTTCAACTGTAAATTGGTAGGAACTTTCACTGTCATGGATCAGTATTAGATCATGTTCGAAGATGCTATTACCATTCTTATCGGTTATTTCGCTGAACTGACAGACTGTTTCGGGAAGAACTACATAAGTCGTTTTTCGTGGAATAGGTTCAGCATCTTCAACGAGTATAATATTTGGGTAGTGTTTTGGATATGTTATCAAAGAACCTTCTATCCACTGTCTTGTTTCAAATTCTTTTCCTCTGAATTTTATTTCACGTTTCATAATTGTTCTAATTATTAACATTGTTATTAAAATAGTTAATTGTTTTCATTGTTGTTACAATACAAACTATATTTGCATCGCATTTGATTTGGAAACTAACACCTCCAATCCAGCGAACTGTCATTCGCAAAATCTTATTCATTTCCTTGAGAAAGAATTAAGCCCATTGTCCTGCAAGCTTTGGGCTTTTTAACAGTGGCATAATCAATATCTTTTTCCGTTCAACATAGGTCTTAATTCATTGTATCGCATCTTCTGCTCAATGAACCACTCAATATCTATACAGTTGAAGCGACAATAGACAAATATTTGCTCTATAACGTTGTATATCCTTATGTCCAACGGAGAACATTCATCTAACAACTCTTGACATAAGAAATAGGCAAATTCGGGAATAGGCTCTTTGAAATCCTCTTCATCCCATCCCGGTGCATCTATACTATCCAATGTAGGAAGATAAATTTGTTTCAGTCCGACAAGATCAAGGCAACGAATCACCGTGTCACTTAATTCATCTTCGTATGAATCTTTGATATATTTTTCAAAACAATACTTGAAATTGACATCATCGTGCGGTTCTTCATCCTCATAAGAAGACTTGAAAGATTCTCTGTCGGCACGTTTACCTTTCCTATCCGCTTCCACAGCTTCCATAAGCTCGGAAATGATAAGACAAAGAAGATGTTCGTTACTCAGTTCTTTATCGTGGAAACCATGCTCACAAGCGGTTTTATAAGTACGATCCCGTAGTTCGTTCAAATTAATATTGTTCATTGTCTATTTCTTTTATAATCCTTACATCCATTACGTTCTCCTTTTTCCCCTGAAGGCTTTTTAAACCCTTTTAGCCAACAGCTTTCGTCTTTGATAGGGCAACATCTACAGTAATCATCAATATCGTAAAATTGACAGTAACCGTCACAGAACCATTCTCGAAACTCTGTAAGCATTTTCTCTTTTATAAGTTCTTCCTTCATTTCCTTATTCCTAATTTAATTTCTTCATCCTTAATTATTTTCCCTATCTTGTCAGCTTCCTCATATCGTTCCTCCCTTATCAACAGTCTTTGTAGTTCTGAGAGCTGGTTAATATAAACAATATCGTTACGATCTGACACATGACGGACATATCTTTCTATATCATCCAGCTTATTCTCCATGCGTATATGCCACTTGCTTACCAAAATTAAAGTAAATGCTAGAGACAAACATTTAATGAGGCAAGGATGAATTTAAATATTAATTCTGCTATTTCCATAATCATATAAGTTTTAATGCTTCCTGTAATCCGTCTTCAAATGCTTCCTCGTAGGTATTATAATGGATAATAGGTCTGTTGGATAATCCTACTAAGTCGTGATTCGGAATTGTTAGTATATCATATACCCAATAATTTCCATACATATAGGATATTTCGATATGTATGTTTTTGGTTTCACGAAGCCACTTTTGGGCAACATACAACGCTGGACACAAAAATTCAACTGGTTCGTTATCTATTTCCGTACAACATGACATACTTTGCGGAATGTCGTATCTTCTAATAATATTACCGCAACTTATTGTGTGTTCACACTTCCAATTAAACCCTTTCTCTTTCAACAACTTCGCTGTTTCTAATGTTACAAATTCTTCGGTCATACTATTTACTTTCTATTATTATACACCCCAATAACACCCCTAAATATTTTATCCCAAGTTCGGAAACATAGTACACGATTTGTTTTTCAATCTCAAACTCTCGCTTTTCTGCATATCCGATAGATACCAATTCCTCCCAGTCCTTATCGGAGTTACTTGCTACAAATCGGTTACGATAAGCATTATATCTATTTCTTTTTATTTTACCACGATCAAACCCTATAGCATGTTCCATTTTTTCTATTTGTCTTAATGATAATTTTACATCATCCATAATTATTCTTTTTAGGTATTTCTATATTATACATTTCTGCTAATTTATAAAACTGTGTTTTCACAAAGGGAGCATCTTTTAAGGCATTCAATACTTCATTTTCCGTTTTAGCTCCTTCAACAAAAAAAACAGTCTTACCCCCATATCTATGATCATCCGGGCTTGCATTAAAAGCTAAGCATCCGAAATGCATGTATGCAAAAAACTTGAAACAGTATTTATTATTGAATAATATATCAAATTTGTCATTTTGATCTATGCGTTCAAACCCATATATCTCTTCTTGAGTAAATTCTCCAGAAATAGCTTTAAAATAATGACCTGGGCATCCACACGTTCCGAAATATGCCATTCTATTCATAGTTAACATTTCTTGTTTAATTCATCCAATACTTTCTTTACAAGTTCATGGCGTGGCAATTGCCAATCTTTCGCAATATCATCTATTTTATCATCATAATGATTGTCATAAACATACCGATTCAAGCTATCAACAAACCCATCACCATCAAGCCCTTCGTCACAATCGTCAAACATATCAAGTTCATCGGCTAACTTGGAGCATTCACAGTGACTAACCCAATCATAAACACGACCGTCATAAACATTGGTCTGTCTGTAATATTTTTCTCCAACGGAAATTACTCCATCGCAAAAATTGCACCTATGCTCTTTACGAGCGACAGGAGTTTTATCTTTTAATACTTTCATGGTTATCTCTTCTTTTAATATCTTCACAATGCAGTTTGTAAGCATGGGCAAACATTCTTAGAGTAACAGGCTCAAAATGAAAATCCGCCTGTTTCCCTTCTATAACAACAGAAATACATAATAGACCATCGCAAAAGTCAATATATGCCATGCCACCTCCATCTCCTTTAATGGAAAGTGTTTGTGTCTGTATGCTATCCATTATTCACCTCCCTCTCTGCTATTCGTTGCAATGGACTAAAAATCGCATTTACTTGTTGTACTCCACCTATGGCATCTTTTATATTGGTACATTGTAAACTACTCAAAGCGTGTGACATTCTAAAAGAAGGAATTACCATACAAATATCAGTTAGAACGTCTATTAACTGTTCTTTACTTAAATGTTGCAATTGAATCTTGATTATATTACGTATTTCTTCCTCACTCATCATTATTCTCCTTTAGTCTTTTAATTAGGAAATCAGCTTGTTTTACACTTACTTTTGCTGCATCTTCAAGAGTGGTATCAATATTACGCATGAGTACAGCAACACATTCCTTTGCTATTTCATATCTACGTTGTTCCCAGTCGATAGTTTCACTAAAGAAATCAAGTTCTGATACTTTGAAATATTTATCATTCACCAACGCAGTGCCATCATCATATAAATCCTTTATTTCTACAATTTCCCCAGTTAATTTTACTCTTGCTTTCATTGTTTAATCATTTATTTTAACAAACGTTTAGTAATAGTACCAAATGAATGATACCGATGATAAACTATATTTCCACGCTGAATTTCAGTAAGCCAATCACAAGCTTTAAAAACTTGTCCTACATTGTATAGGAATGGTCTTTTTTGAATTTTTCTTTTTATTCTTGCTTTCATTGTTCCTCCTTTGTTTTAAAATGTTCGATTAATTCGTTTACGGAAGCCTTGTGGATTTTTCTACCATATTTATTGAGATAATACTCAATATTTTCATTACATACTTCATCACCACATTTAAACCATAAATCCCCATCGGTAAACCATTGGTACTTGTCCGTATCATCCCTTAATGCAGCGATAGCTAGGAAAAGTTCCTCGTTGAAACCGCAATTAATGCCGTTACAGTCGTTGAGTGATTTTATATCATTAACCCAATTATCGCTACATTCGAGATTGTCGTATTCTATTGGGGAAAGCATTTTATACCCAACCTCTTCCAGCTTTTTTCTAAGTGCTTCGGTATTCTTTCTTATAAAGCACGGTGTTGTAAATCCCATAGTTATTCCTCCTTTCCAACTTTAACATATCCGTTTTCGATACACCAACACAGCATTTCATAGGCTGCATCAATTAATGAATAAGACAGAAATTCTTGAAAATAATCAAATTCGTCCGACATGGAATAACATATATGCCAACAATTGTCACTAAAATACATTGTAATCCAATAAGTATCCGTTCCTGTTTTTATTTCTTTTGGCAACAATTCTAAAACGTCAAGCAAAGTAAATGCAGGGATACAATGTTGTTTCCTAAACGGTTCTTTAAAAGTATTCCATTCACGTAAGGACAATTGTGGTTGTTTGTTTTCCTCATAAGGATACAACATCCATGTCATACTTGCATTACTTGTGTCTACGCCTATTTCTTGTAGACACCTCATTTGTTCAATTGATAATACTTGTTTCATTTCTTTTCCTCCTCTGTTTTAATGTCTGTTACTTTACCACGACACTTGAACTCAGCATTTATTATCTCTGATTCTGAATCCAAATTAATCCAACATAGTGACGTGCTCCCAAACTCATTTTGACATAAATCACGTAACGAACATTTTAAACAATTGTCACGTTTCGTTTCTTTTAATTCATGCAGCACCCCATCTATTATTATCCCGTTCTTTACTTCCATACCGTTCATTCATTAGAAGTTACACCCAAACACAATACTTTGTCAGAAACGCCTATATCGTCAAATTCCAGAGTTAAATACTCTGTATAGTAAGGGTAAGGGTATCTTAATTCTTTCAATTCCTCATCCGTCAATTTGCGTCTGACACGCATCTCGATTTCAAAATCATCGGGAAGGTTCTCTATGATTTTTCTAAGTTGTCCTACGTTCTTTATTTCCATATAGTCTAAGTAATTTAATTGCTAATAGAGGTTTTTTATCTCCTATTTGATTGATTAGCTTTGTTAATTTGTCCACTCTGCCATAGTGTCTAACGCAAATAGCATTTGCCTTCATCGAGCGTCCTAATCCGTATAAATACTCCATGTGTGCATTTCTGCGGATATTCTTCATTATTTTTTTTGCTTGTCTTAATTTCATATCTCAATCTCCTTTCTCTTTAATCCGTTCCAGCACATCCCTGTTGGCTTCGAGTATCTCGTCAAAAGACGGGATGGGCATCCAGGCTACTGGTTCCCATAACGAAGGTATGCTACTCATTGAAGAATAAATCGGATTACTTTTGTATATATCATGAATATAACCATCCATACAGAACCATACTCCATTACAGTATGTACCATTAAATATTGCGCCATGCTCACACATAATAATGATATTCTCATTTTCTTCCGGCAACCGTTCCTTAACGCTTATCCACGGCGATTGCTTGGATTGCCAGTCTGCACCTTTTATAAATGCAGCTTCTGCAATTTCATCATGGGATAAATATGTAAAATCATCAAGTGACGTATGTGTACCATGAGTGGTCAATGTTTCGGCACTTGCCATTCTTGCTTCTTTTGCAGCTTCTTCTACTGTCTGTTTCATATCTTATCCTTTAAAATTTTTCATGTATTCACAATCCTCATCACATACACCTTTCTTTGCACAGTGAGGGATATTAGTTCCCCACTCATATTCAAAATTATAACATAGGTTTCTGTATTCTTTCCTTCTTTCCGTAGGACCAAGTGTTCTTGCTGAACTCCATGATTCATAGTCATTGCTAGACGCCTCTTTAAGAACGCATCCATCATTGTTATATAGCTTTCTAACTTCATTCATAATCTGTTCCATCTGTTCCGTTTTGAGGATTATCCATTAAACTTAAACTCATCCATATATCCCATCTCTTTCAAGCGGATATTAAACTCTTCAACTGAATCATTATTAGGAATGAATTGTTCAAGAACATCGTTAAAAGGGTGCAGATAGTTTTTTAAAATATCATTAGCCTCTTCTTCTCCACGTTTCTTTCCTAATCGGTCTTTGCATACTTCTATGTAATCATCTTTTGTCATATTGTAGTGCGTGACTGTATCAACAATTGTACTAAACCTACAATATAAGCCATTTGGCTGTTGGGCTATAAATGATCCCATAATTACCTCCTTTCTAATTTAGTTATTAGTTAATTGGCAGTTTCATAAAGCACATCCATATTGTCTTGCTCTGTCTTCCAGTGGTATGTCCAAATAGAGGTTTAAAAGGGATAACAGACAATACTTCCGCAGCTTTTATCTCACTCTCGTTCCATTTGAATACAAGCGTGCCGTTAGGCTTCAAGACGCGCATACACTCAGTAAATCCATCGTGTATGAGTGACTGCCAGTCTTTCGGCAGTTTTCCGTACTTTTTAGCCATCCATGAGGTTTCACCAAGTGTTTTCAGGTGCGGTGGGTCGAACACCACCATGTAGAAAGAATTGTCCTCAAACGGCAAGTTGGTGAAATCGGCTATTATATCCGGTTTTACCTCTATGGTTCTAATCTTATCTCTATCCTTGGCTGTTACTATCTCCGATCTCTTATCAACGAATAAGGCAAGAGGATTATGTTTGTCAAACCAAAACATCCTACTGCCACAACAGGCATCTAATATGATTTTTGCTTCACTCATTTCCAATTCGTTTTGAGCCATACGGCAGACATTCAACCACCGTATGGCAGTAGGTTAAAACTCAAATATCATCCAGTCGTTGGCAAGCATATCCGTCTGTGATGCAAGCCAACCGTTTACAACTGTTCCATCAGCAGCTTTCATACATAAGTATGCAGTAAATTTGATTTTATCAGTTTCGGAATCTCCGTAATTATCTGATACCCATCTTTTGAATGATTCGGGTAATGATTTAACCTGATTTACGATCATATTAGTAGGCAAGCTATCTTCCGGACGCATGAATATAAACATGCCTTTATCGTTCCATCCTTTACGGGTTACAAGATGCCCTCTCTTAAGGGACTCAAGTGCCTGCCCGAATGTTCCTGTTTCTTCTCCAAGCAATTCACATTCCATCGCTCCTTGTCCATAAATGGTTTCAATAGTTCCTTTGTAGCTTTCAAGTTCAGGGAACGTTGCTACTACACTCGCTGCATATTCGGCAGCCTTTTCATTTAATGTTTCCATTTTAATAAATATTTTTGATTAAACATTGAATCCGCTTCCTGAAACTGCTTCGTGAAGCGATTCTCTTTATATTTTCTCGGCGAAGCACATCCCACTATTAAAGCGAGAATAGCACATATTAAAAGTATTTTCTTCATTCCCGATTCTTTATGTACTTTTACACATTGAACAAAATCTAAACCTTTTGCAATCCACAGCATTCCTGTGATATCTATCTGCGCATGCAGCATAGAAAGTGCAGTTATGACAATCTCTTTTAAATTTTTTCTTTTTCTTTACTTTAGGATATTTCATTTCTTTCTTATGTTAAATTATTGTCTTGCAGCAAATTCTATTAATTTAACAAGAACCGACACTGGATGTCCGTGAAACGTTTCAACTGAATCGCCACTATCTATGTTTACAATTACCCCCACAAGACTACTACGCCCAAAACCATCGGACTTACCGGGATAAAGCATTATCCCAAATTTCGCGCCGTCACGCTCAAAAGAAACCGGAAGAAGTTGGAGAAGTCTGGTTGTGGAGAAGGCACCGCAATACCCTTTATTTTGAGATAAAACGCTATCTAATGAGTATACACCAGTCTCCAAGTTGTACGCGATATCCATCAATGAATCAGGAATACCGGCATTAATTAATATTTCGGAATCATGCGGCCCGGTTCCCATAATTTTTCTTGCGACAGGGATTCGGATATAACAAAGCCTACCGTCTATGCTTGGTCTTACAACCTTGATTTTCATTTTATTCATTTCTATATCTATTTAAACTAAAACATTGATATATCGGCAGGCCATTTTTCCACGTCCGTATCTATAAGCATATGCGTGTATTTATCCGACGGGTATTTCTTTTGTGCCTTAAAAGTCGCTTCGATATAATTTTCCGCTTCTACAATAAAGTGTGGCATCTCATCTATATAATCTCTATAAGTATCTCCGTCCTTGTCGGTTATCCACTTATATTTAAAAATCTCAAAGGTATAATGTGCCATTCATTTCTATATCGTTTTGAACCATTTTCCTGATGTCAGGTAAATGGTAATTATTATCAATTAAATTCTAATTGTATTATCAGCCAACTGTTAATCAACCTCCACTAATTCACCGTTTTCCAGTCTATACCATGTATCAGCCTTTACAATCTTTCCATCGACTAATACAGCCTTCCAATCGACAATATCATACGTATCTTCCCTTTCCTCAGCTATGACCAAAATTGCACCTATTCCGCCTTTTACCTGAACATTACTACCTCTTGCAACTGACAAACCATTAGATCCTGTTGAAGCCTTTCCTCTTGCCGTGGCAGCACCATAATCACCAGCCGTGGCAGCACCACAATCACCAGCCGTGGCA